TGTCTGCCATACGAGCCATATTACCCCCGGAACCTACCCCCGAAGTGGATTTAGAACTGCACAAAACCTTGGGCGCCACCCCCAGAGGTGGTGTGATTGAGGCAGCTACGAAGAACCCTGAGTCTGCTGAGGGCGCTAGGTCTACCCTGGCTATTGCGTCAGAAACGCAGTGGTGGAATGACGCAAATCAGGGGACTAAGCAGTACACAGTCCTTAAGGGTAACGTGGCTAAGATTGATCAGGCGGTGACATTGGTGTTGTGTAACCAGCATTGGCCTGGGGAGGGTTCTGTGGCGGAGGCTTCATGGGATGACCGGGTTAAGGCTGAGGCAAGCGGGGTAGTGCCGGATGGCATCGTGTGGGACAACTTGTCCCCCGAGTTACCAGATTTCGACCAGCCTAGAGAAGTGGTGGATGCACAGCTTAGGGAAGCTCTGATCAAGGCTAGGGGGGATGCGGTGTGGCTGAACCCTGACAGACTGCTTAAGCAATTCCACCGGCGCATGTTGCCGCTGGCTGATTTGGTGCGCAAGCACCTGAATCTACTTACGAGTGAGGATAACCGACTGGTATCGACGTCTACGTTGGAGGCGCAACCTGAGAGCGCTGTGGAGCTAGGTGCGTCTGTGGGCCTTGGGTTCGACGGGTCTGAGGCGAACGATCACACAGTCATCACGGTCACGGATGTGTATAGCTTGTGCACTAAGGTGCTGTGGCGTTGGGAACCGTCACCGGAACAGCCCCGGATTGACTGGGATGTAGTGCGCGCACAGCTAGAGGCAGCTTTCACAGATTATGATGTGCAGTGCGCCATGATGGACGTGTTTGGTGCACGGGTACTCATCCGTGATTTGGAGGCTAAGTATGGGCTGGGGGTTGCGGCTAAGGCGTCCAACGAGGGTGTGTTTACGTTTGATATGCGTGGCCAGGGTAGAGCTTTCTCCAAAGCAGTTGAGCAGTGGTTAGATCTTGTGCAGGCTCGTAAGGCCACGGTCGAGGCTTCTTCCAAGAAGCTTCTAGTATGGTATGCTGGTAATGTGGTCCGTAAGGTGCTTGCTTGGGGCGGATTGACTGGCCGCAAGGAGACACCTAAGTCACCTAAGAAGATTGATGGTTGGGTTACGTGGGTTCTGTCGCTGGAAGCTGCGTACCGTGTTAGGAAGGCATGGTATTTGGATGATTGACCCGGAGAACTTGCTTCGGCAGAATCAGCAGAAGTATGAAACGTTGCGGGCGTACAGGGAGGGTCGCCACAGCCCTTCCGCCGTGGGGCAGGGTGTACCTCGACGTCTGCGCGGAATTAAGGCCAATGCTGGTGTAGCTAAAACGATGGTGGATGCAATTATGGAGCGTGTGCACCTGTTGGGATTTGCGACTAGTGATAAGCAGGCGGAGGCTGCGCTGAATGAACTGGTGCAGTGGGAAGCACTGAGTAGAAAACTGGCGTTGGCTGCTAGTGACCTGTTCACTTATGGGCGGGTGTGGTTGGCGCTGTCTGCTGATAAGGCCCCCGACTATTTGGGTGGCGGAACGCAGTACCATGTGGATGTGTACACCCCGTTGAATGCTGTGGAGCATCGGGGTGTTGTGTATGTGCGCTTAGGTAAGGGGCACTGGCGGGTGTACACGGAGGATGCGGTTCAGGATGAGGCGCACGGCCAGACTGTGTATAGGATGGAGACACGATTCCCCCTGATTGTTCGCTGTGACTGGGGCCAGACTAGCGGGGTGTCCGCGTCGGGCATCACCCGGGACATCCAGGCTATTGATGAGGGTGTTGCGCGACTGATGGGTAACTTGCAGGCCGCTGGGGAGACCCTGGCGAACCCTGTGCATATACTGAAGGGGGTTACCCCTCATGAGTCTGTGGATTTGGAGATGGGGGACTTCCTTCGGTTGAAGAACCCCCAGGCGGGTACGGAGACGTTACAAGCAGCGTCGTTACAGAACCAGTCGGAGGGTATCAAAGCGCTCCTACTCATGGCGGTTGGCAGCACTAAGCTGCCGTCAACGTTCTTGTTGGCGTCTACAACTAACCCTGCGTCAGCAGAGGCTATTCGCGCCTCTGAGGCGCGTCTGATTGCCCTAGTGGAAAGCGTGGAGAGCGTGTTGGAGTCAGCCCTACTGCGTCTTATGTTGATGCTTCTGTATTTGCGGGGGTTGTCGAGTGATGATGTGCGGCGCACGCTGTCGGTACGTTGGCGTGACCCTGGGACGCCCACGCAGGCGGCGTTGACTGATGCTGTGATTAAGCAGCTGCAGGCGGGTGTGATTACGGTGGAGCAGGCGCAGGAGAAGCTTGGAATGACTCCTGAGGAAGTTCAGCGTTGGGTGGCTGCCTTAGGAGGTGACTGGTTTGAGCTACGAGACCCAGCGGAAGGCAATCCTGACGCTGCTGTATGAGAAGATAGCGGAGTTCCTTAGGGGAGGGTCGCAGGAGGCTTTGCAGCTAGTGCGTGAGCTGGATTGGGACTTGAAGTCCTTGCAGCGGGACCGGTTTGACAAGCAGGCGCTTCGGGAGTTGCATTTGCAGCCCCCAGATGTTATGCTTAAGCGTGTGCCGGTTAGGTATTTGCAGAAGCAGCGCCAGCGGGTTGTCTCAAGCGCGGGAGCGCTTGAGAAGGATGCCGTGTTGGCGGTGCGTGATGTGGTGCTTA